CAAGGATTTACTTTGTCCATAAATAATCGGATAGGTGTAGATAGAACAGACGTTATTCGAACAGGGAAAAATTTGACTGGGTTTGAGTGTGACTATGACTTTGATAATGTTGTGACTCGGATTATGCCAAAAGGCCCTAATGGCATTTTATTGCCAGAAAAGTATGTTGACAGTCCTTTAATCAACAACTACCCATTTCCGCTTATAAAAGATGTTGAGTACAAGGTCGAGTATGACGGAGAGTTTAATAATCTTAGTGATGCAGAAAAAAAGCAGATTTACGATCAACTAAGAGCTTTAGCGAAGGCTGATTTTGAAGCTGGTTGTGATTTACCAAGCGCTAAGTATAAGGTTAATTTTACAACTCTTAAAAAAACAATTGAGTATAAAAATTATCAAGCATTAGAAAATATCGGTCTTGGAGATATGCAACCTGTTTATGAAGGGTTGTACGACATTAGTATAAAAGGCCGTGTCACCCATATAGAATGGGATCTTCTAAATCTTAAATACATTTCAATTGAACTTGGAAATTTTGATAAAGGTATTATTAAATCATCTTTAAATCACCAGGCAAGTATTAAAGAAAAAATTGATGAAGCACGGAATACAGCTACTATTGCTTTAGCTTCAGCAGATGGGAAAACTACTGATTATTATGGTACTGATGAACCTAAAAATCCACAAAAAGGAGATACTTGGTTCAAGAAAAATGGTGAAGAAGAGGAAATTTGGCACTATGAAGATGTGGATGGGAAGTTAATGTGGGTCTACAAAATTGGAACAAATCTCATTAGCGACCTAGAAAACAGAATAAATCAAAATATTGAAGATATTGGTGTACAAATAATAAAAATCAACCAACGCAACGATAAAGAGCTTGAAGAATTTCGTGAAACGCTCAAAAACCTAGCTTTGCCAGAGGAAGTCATTAAAAAAATCACAGATGCTATCAAGGTTGATGACATCCCATCAATCAAGCAAAGCTTTGATGACCTCAAAAACAAGGTCAGCGAGACGAGCGAGACGTCCCGTTTAAACGCTGAAATTTTAGGAAACAACGGTAAAACCCGCTACAACAAAAATTTATTGGTTGGTGAGCCTAATCGCACGAAGTCTTACGACCAGGATTTTATCGAACTTGAGGCCAATGATGGCGGCTTCAAGCGTGGCGAGACCTATACGATTAGCTTTAGTCAGACATGTGAGCCACTAAATAAAGTGGCAATTACGCTGATACAGGCTAATAATAAAGGTCTCAAGCTGGTGCTGACACCAACAAAAGCCAAAATGGATGCACAGATTTTTGACCTGACAAAAGATAAAGAGGTCATCAGCGTTTATCCTTTAAGCTATAAAGGTGTTTTAACAGGTGATTGGTATAAATCTAAGCAAATAGATTTAACCGCGTCAGACACGCAGGAATTAGTTCTGGGAATGGCTTATAAAGATGTGGTCGATGCTAAAGGTGCAACAATCACAGCTAAACAATCAAGCAATCCAAAAATTATTTTAGACGGAAGGAGGGACAGATGACGCTAGAAGAAAGAATACCAATTAAAGTCTTATTTGACCGCAAAGATGCTTCAGAATGGCAAAGATTAAATCCTGTTATTGATGATGGCGAACTAGTTGTTGAGCTAGACACTCATAAATTAAAAGTCGGTGATGGTAAATTGAACTATAACGACTTGCCTTACTATGACGGTCCACAAGGAGAATCCATAACAAAGGTGCAGCTATCCGAAAATGGTGACTTGTCTGTGTGGATTGGTGACAAAGAGACTAAGCTCGGAAATATCAAAGGTCAAAAGGGTGACAAAGGTACAAGTATTACTGACATCACCAAAGATGGTGAGACACTCACTATCACACTATCAGACGAGACTCAAAAAACCTTTAATATCCCTAATGGCCAAAAAGGGGATAGAGGTAAGAGCGTGGAGAGTGCTCGAGTTGATGAGTCAGGTCACTTAAGGCTAAAAATCGAGGAAGAGCAAGAAAAAGACCTTGGTAATATTAAAGGGGATAAAGGTGACAGTATCACCATCACAGACCAACAGCGTGTCTCAGAGGGCGTACAGTTAACCTTTAGTGATAAAACCAAAGTAGTCATCCCTAAAGGCGAAAAAGGTGACACTGGTGATGCTAGAGGAATTAACTTAGATAACTACGCTACAAAGGCAGAACTTAAAAAGATTGATGTGAGTAAGCAGCTTACAGACTATCTGTCTAAGGCGGAGGCAGAGAGCACTTATGCTAAAGCAAGTCACAAGCACTCGCTAAGTGATATTACTGATCTAAACCTAGACCAGTATGCGACTAAAATAGAGCTACAAAACAAAGCAAGTACATATCACCGACACATGACATCTGATATTGATGGTATAGATGAGTACCTTAAACAAACTGATCTGCCACAAGACATGGTTAAGCAATCAGATATTAGGGACGTTGTCCGAAATGCGCAGCTAAGCGGCTATGTTAGATTAGCTGATATCCAGTATCAGTTAAACAACATCGGAAAGCTAAAAGATGTGGCAACAGGTCAGTACCTATCTGTCCGTGTTGTTGATAACGGTCAAGTGCCTTATAACACCAGCGGTATGATTGTGTTTGAACGCTCTGGAGGTAAGTAATGACGTTACAAAACATACCAGATGGCTTTTTTTATCGGTTAATAGAGCAAACAGTAGATACAAAGATGGTTTGGGCTAATGAAATTCAAGTAGGCAGCTATTATATTACTATCTATGACAAGCGCAGCTTTGAATATGGCAGAAATGTTAACATCTATAAAATCGTATCTAGCACACAGACTGATGTGTATAAAGCTAATAAGTATAACTATCAGCCGTCATCAAAACCAGATACTAGCCCACAAAAGCCTCCTACCGCAACGAGTTTGTATCAATCAATTACGATTGATGGACTGCCAATAGCTCGCGTTATTTGTAATAATCAGATCATTTGGTCTCAATCAGCAGAGCCTCAGGAAGCCTACAACATTACAGCGTATGTAGACGCTAACGTATCTAAATTAAACGATTATGCTGTCATTGATTACAATCAGGATTTTGCGACTTATGGGGTTGTCTGGCATCGAGTTGATAAAGTTGCTGTTGAGGTTGACGGCAAAATCGTTGCTAAGCTACAAAAACCAGTTCGGACAGTTGCCGGCGGAGGCGCAATGCTGTCTATCGAGACGTGGACTTATCCGTTTGATGGGATAGACAAGTATAAAAACCCAACATTTAAAATTTCGCAACATTAGGAGGTAACAATTGAGTAGAGATCCAACGATTTTAATAGACGAGTCAAATTTAACAATCGGCTCAGATGGACGTGCTTATTATACATTTAAAGCTGATGGTGACACAAAAAGCGTTAAATTAGCTAACGACAAATGTATCGGTACGACTCGCTTTAACCAGCTCATGATTGAGCGAGGGAATAAGCCAACTAACTACGTGGCGCCAGTGGTAGTTAAGGGCAGTGGTGAGTCAACTGGTGTCTTTAAAAGTCTTGAGGAGATGCTTAGTGGTCTACAGTCTATTAATTTAGAGCTGACAGATACCGAAAAATCAAATCTGTGGGCAAAAATCAAGCTGACGACAAACGGCATGTTGCGTGAGTATCATCGTGATAACATCACAACAGAGATTGTCGAGAGTGCAAATGGTATAGCCACACGGATTAGTGAGGATACTGATAAAAAACTTGCGCTTATTAATGAGACAGTCTCAGGTATTAGACGTGAATATCAAGACGCTGAAAGGAAGTTATCCGCAAGCTATCAGACTGGCATTAACGGCCTAAAAGCTCAACTAGCCAATGATAAAAACGACCTAAAAGCTGTGATACAAGCAACCGCTCGAGGATTATCACAAGAGTATGATGATAAGTTACATCAGTTGTCTACTAAGATTACCACAACCTCATCAGGCACGACCGAGGCCTACGAAAACAAGCTCAACAGCTTGCGTGCTGAGTTTACTCGTAGCCATCAAGGCATGCGGACAGTGCTAGAGTCAAAAATCAGTGGGCTGCAATCAACGCAACAAGCAACCGCTAATCAAATCTCACAAGAGATTAAAAATCGTGAGGGTGCTGTTAGTCGTGTGCAACAGGACTTAGACAGTTACCAAAGACGATTGCAATCCGCAGAAGATAATTACTCTAGCTTACAACAGACTGTTAGAGGGATACAGTCAACTGTCAGCGCCCCTAACCGAGGGTTAGAATCCCGTGTCACACAACTAGCTGGCTTGATTGAACAAAAAGTCACTCGTGGTGAAATGGAGAGTTATATTCGTGGGGCAGGCGATAGTATTATGCTTGCGATTAAGGGCAAACTCCCGCAAAGCAAGATGTCCGCAAGCGAGATTGTCTCAGCCATTAACCTCAATGGCTACGGTGTCAGAATTTCTGGTGAGCGTATTGCTTTAGACGGCAATACGACTGTCAACGGGGCATTTGGGGCTAAGCTTGGTGAGTTTATCAAGCTAAAAGCCGACCAGATTATCGGTGGGACAATCGATGCAAACAAAATCAATGTAATCAATCTCAACGCTAGCAGCATTGTTGGTTTAGATGCCAACTTTATCAAGGCTAAAATCGAGTATGCGATTACTAGTCTTTTAGAGGGTAAAGTTATCAGAGCAAGAAATGGTGCTATGATGATTGATTTAAACAACTCTACCATCGATTTTAATAGCGATGCATCCATCAATTTCAACAGCAACAATAATGCGCTTGTTCGAAAATCAGGTACCCACACTGCTTTTGTGCATTTTGGTAATGCGACACCAAAAAACTTTACAAGGTCGGCTCTTTATGCGTCAATCGGAATCACTTCATCTGGTGATGGTATCAATAGCGCGTCATCTGGTCGTTTTTGTGGAGCAAGGTTTTTCCGGACGGCTAGCGGATATGAACATACAGCATCAGTTGATCAGGCAGAAATTTATGGAGATACCATCATTTTTGCGGATGACTTTGGTATAAACCGTGGATTTAAAATGACACCAACGGGTGTAAACACACTTGTGGATATCAATAAAATGTATTATGCGATTGTAGCTTTGGCAAGGTGCTGGAAACATCTACAAAATGTTGGCTGGGATACTACACACCCGAATTTTACTAGCGCTATCATGAACGAGCATAGCAGTTATATGACTGGAATTTAGGAGAAACAATGCAAGAAAAATTATTAGGAAAAATTATTAACGATTTAACACTTAAAGTCGCTAATTTAACGCTGGAAAATGCTCAATTAAAAGCACAGCATGAAATCGAATTGGAAGAATTAAACGCACAATTGGATGAAGCAACAGCACCGAAGGAAGAAGGTAAATAAACATGAGAAATTGGAAAGTAACAGGAAACTACCCACAGTGGGACGGTACAGGAGCAGTCATTGATACGCAGGTAATTATTACAGATGACAGGGGTGCAGTCATCGCAGAGAAGATCAAAAAAGATTTGAGAACAGCTAATGATGCAGAAATTATCGAGGCTGCTTTAGAGGAGTTTAAAAAGACTGCTTACGTCGAAATCGCTATGGGCGAAGCAGTCCAAAAAGTGGATGACTTGGAAAAAATCTCAGAAGAAACCGCTAAGACTGCTAAAACAGCCCAAACAGCCGCTGGACTAGCTAAGGTGTCCGCAGAGCGTACACAGCGGATGATTAACTTGCAAACCATCCACGTATTGACAAGCGGTGGCAAGATTGATCCTGACATTTATAAAGGCATGCTTGAGCTAATCGAGCCAGCCCAAAAAGGTGAGTATCAAGCCTATGACGTGTTTACTATTGTAGATGAGTCGCACGAAGATCAAGCGGGAGAAGGGAATCTTGTCTTTGTACATGTCAACGAGCCGTTTACTTATGAGGCGCAAACTCTTAAAGATTTGGAATCAGAGGATAAAGTCACAGTCATTAAATATGCGGATTTGGTTAAGCAGGATTAGCGAGGTAAGCTATGACAACAGAGTTGATATTTGGTCTTGGTGGCTTTATTTTAGCTATCGTCACGACTTACAATATTTTTAATGCAAAATCCATCAAGCATGCGACAGATATTACTTTGTTGCAATCTGAGGTTGAGCATTTAAAAATTGTCACTCGGCAAAACGCTAGGCGTCTTGAGGAGCATGATGAGCAAAACAAAACGCTCATCACAATGACAGAGCAAATTAAAAACCTCAATCGTGAGGTAAGAGAACTTAAAGATATTATGAGAGGTGAAGCATGATTAATTTAAAATTACGACTACAAAACAAAGTAACTTTGATGGCTATTTTAGGGGCTATCTTTTTGCTAGCGCAGCAACTAGGTATTAAATTACCATCAAACATCGCGGATATTGCCAACACAGCTGTAACGCTTTTAGTATTGCTCGGTGTTGTCACAGACCCAACCACGAAAGGCCTGTCAGACAGTGAGCAAGCATTGACTTACCACGAACCAAAACAATAGGAGGGGACATGCGAGCAATCACACAACTAGCGCTAGTAATAGCAATCGCAATCATCTATATACCGCTTGCTGTGGTTGCTTTGATTTTAAGCCCGTTTTTTGAAGAAAGGAAGTAACTGATATGGCAACTTTAGATGAAGTATTATCCTTTGCCAAGGGATTGGCAGACACTGGCC